GTATATAAAGTAACAAATCCGGGGGTTTCCCGGCGCTTACGAACAGGCCCCCCGCCTGACGACATGCAGATCGTTCGCGCTTAACTCGCATGTGAGGACAACTCAAATGGCATTATCTACTACCCAAAGCATCTGGCGTTCGGGCGGCGGCGATCAAACTCGCACCGCATATTGTGGCTCCGGCGTTATGGCCGCGCAATTCTATATCCCTGACGCATCTGAAGCCGCTAACGTCGTAGTTTCTTCGGCTGCTGGCGCTCCTAACCTTATTCTCCCCGCCGGTGCTGTTGTCCTCTCGGTAAACATCACTACTGCTGGCGCTGGTTCGGTTGACATTGGCACCACTGGCGTGTCGTCTGGCACAGCTACCCCTGCCGCTATTGCTAACAACCTGTCTGTGGCTACGGCTGGTTTGGTTACAACAGGTCTGACCCTGACTGCAATTACCGAACTGTCGTATGTGACTTCGCGTATTGATACAAGCGGTAATAACCCTGTCGCTGGTTACATCACTTACTTCGTCGCCGATCCGTTGGTTGGTCAGCAGAACGTCTAATAAGGAGGCATCACCATGATGCAAACAGACGTAAAAGCGGCGCATGTAGAGGCGACTGGCACAATGGTGTCTGGTCGCACTCGCGTGAAAGGCTATCAGTGCTTGTCCGGCGGCACGGCGGGGGATATAGAGTTTCGTGATGGTGGGGCTTCTGGCACTATCCGTCTGGAATTCAACATACCTGCCAACACAAACAATCCTTTTGCAAACCTGATTCCCGGCGAGGGCATTTTGTTTACGACGGATGTTCATGTGACGTTGCCTACCAATGCAAAAGTAACGGTGTTTTATGGCTAAGTCCCCGGCATGGACGCGGAAAGAGGGCAAAAATCCCAAGGGTGGTCTAAACGCCAAAGGGAGAGCCTCCTACAACGCAGCGAATCCGGGGAAGCCGGGGTTGAAAGCCCCCCAGCCGGAAGGCGGCGCAAGGAAAAAATCGTTCTGTTCCAGAATGGAAGGGATGAAAAAGAAGCTCACCTCTGCGAAAACCGCGAAAGATCCGAATAGCCGTATTAATAAATCATTAAGAGCATGGAAGTGCTGACATGAGCGTACCTGAAATAGAAACGGCGCGTGAACTTGCAACACACGCCAACGACATCAAACATTTGCAAGATGATATGGATGCCATGAAAACAGACGTAGCGGCTATCCGTAAGTCTATTGAAGAAATAAACAAAACGCTTTCTGAAGCCAGAGGCGGTTGGAAGGTGTTGATGTGGGCAGGCGGCGCTGCCAGTGGTGTATCTGCGCTGGTTGGGTTTATCTCCGGTAAGTGGAGTAGCTAGTGCCAGCTAAGTCTGCCAAGCAGGAAAAGTTTATGCGGGCTGTCGCTCACAGCCCGTCTTTCGCTAAGAAGGTTGGCGTACCGATGAGCGTAGGGCGCGAATTCACTAAATCAGGAGGCGGTATGCCAGTTACACCAATCACAGAATCTAAGATGCGTTCAAAAGAATCCGATGAAGATAAACGTAGCGCAATGTCACAGGAAAAATATCCCGCTCTAAAAACGCCAAAGACACCTACCCCCGCCAAATCAATGGCAGCCATGAAAAAAGGTGGCAAAGTCAAGAAGATGGCAGGTGGTGGTTTGGCTGCTGGCCATAAATCGGCTGACGGTATCGCTTCCAAGGGCAAAACTAAAGCCAAGAAGATTACCATGGCCGGTAGTAAAAATATGAAGTACGGCGGTAAGTGCTAACAGGGGCTTATATGCCAAACAAACCAACAGCCAGAAAAGCCCCCAGAGTCAGTTTTGGCACTAGGGGCACTGGCACTACCCCAGTTAATCCAAGTGATAGCAACGCTAGTAGTTCTACGGCTAATGTTTTTGACGATATTGGCCCTAACCAGCTAGTTGATACTTCTGAAGATATAACGATAGTACCTTTTGAAGACGAAGAGTCCGAAACTGTAGGTGGCGGTGGGATTCGGAAAAGTAACCGAATCAAGAAACGCGCTTCTGGTGGGGCTATAAAGTCCGCGTCTTCTCGTGCTGACGGTATTGCCCAACGTGGTAAGACGAAAGGTAGGATGATCTGATGATGGCCTCGCGAGGTATGGGTGATATCAATCCTTCTAAGATGCCTAAAGCTAAGAAAAAAGCGCGTCGGGATAATACTGACTTTACACAGTATAAGAAGGGTGGTGAGGTGTGGGATAAAGCCCGCCCCAAAGATTTGGGTAAACCAAAGAAGTTAAGCCCCGCTAAGAAGTCAGCAGCGAAGGCTGCGGCAAAAGCCGCTGGTAGGCCGTATCCGAATTTAGTGGATAACATGAGAGCAGCGAGGAAGTAATGGCCGTAACTACATCGACAACCAGCTTTAATCCTGACCTCAATGAGTTGATGGAGGAGGCGTTTGAACGCTGTGGTACGGAATTGCGTACGGGCTACCACTTCCGTACGGCTAGACGTAGTTTGAACTTCCTGATTACTGAGTGGGCCAACCGTGGAATCAATCTCTGGACCATTGAGCAGGGGCAGATTCCTCTAGTACAAGGGACGGTTACTTATGATCTACCTAATGATACCGTGGATCTTCTTGAGCACGTTATTCGTACTTATCCCGGACAAGGTGCTAATCAGAACGACATCAATATCAATAGAATCAGTATCTCGACGTATTCGACGATCCCGAACAAACTGACTCAAGGCCGTCCGATTCAGGTGTGGGTAAACCGTCGTTCCGGACAGACATCGGATCTTCTCGGCGCTACTCCTGCATATCCGCAGATTAACGTGTGGCCGTCACCAGATCAGGGTAGTTTAGCTAGTCCGTTTTATTACTTTGTTTACTGGCGGCTACGTCGCATGGTGGACGCTGGTAATGGTGTGAACGTCGAAGAAATTCCTTTCCGCTTTCAGAATTGCATGGTCGCAGGATTGGCATATATGCTGTCTATGAAGCTGCCGGATATTGACCCAGCAAGAATAGGTATTCTAAAAACGCAATACGACGAGGCTTGGGATCTTGCTTCTGCGGAGGATCGTGAAAAGGCACCGGATCGATTCGTGCCGCGTACGTTGTTTTACAGGTGATATATGGGGAGTAAGTATTCATCTGGTAAGAATAGTATTGCAGAGTGTGACCGTTGCGGTTTTCGGTACATGCTTAAAGAGTTACGTAAACTGACAATCAAAACCAAATTGGTATCGATTAAAGTTTGTAAAAATTGTTGGGAACCAGATCAACCACAGTTGTCGCTTGGTTTATATCCAGTGAATGACCCACAAGCTGTTCGGGAACCAAGACCAGATATAAGCTACAAGCAAGGGGGTTACACAGGGTTGCAGCTTACAAACAATACTGATTTTGGAGATCCGTCTGGTGGTAGCCGAGTCTTTCAGTGGGGTTGGGCACCGGTAGGCGGCGCTAGTTCAAACGATGTGGGATTAACGCCAAATGCTTTGGCCCCCATTAGCGTAGTGGGTAGTGTGACAATTACTTAGGAGTGGATTATGAAACACGAGGATATTAAGAAAGATAAACCGTTCATGGAAAAGATTGCGAAAAAAGCAGTCAAAGGCCATGAGAAAAAGATGCACGGCATGAAAAAAGGCGGCGTGACCGGCGAGGCCATGAAGAAGATGGGGCGTAATATGGCTCGTGCTATGAATCAGCGTGGTCGATAATGGCTAAATACTCACAAAAGCAGGGCGGCAAGGAAGTAGGCCAAGCTGCGGTTTACGCGGAGCCACACACTATGGACGCAAAGAAAGTAAATCCACAAGTGCCTGAGAAAACTGGCGCTTCGTATATCAATGAAATGAATATTGCTGGTGGTGTAGTTAGCAAGGGCAATTACAAGGAAGCCAAGACGACGGGTATTAAAATCCGTGGTACTGGCGCAGCAACTAAAGGCACGATGGCTCGTGGTCCGATGGGTTAATCATGACGTACAACGAACTGTTCATTGCTGTTAAGAACTACCTGCAAAACGACTTCCCCACAAATACGTGGACGAACGTAGCAGGTACAGGCACAACTACGTCTGACGGCACTGAACAGATCAACACTTTTATCAAGCAGGCTGAAGAGCGCATTTACAACAATGTGCAACTACCCGCGCTGAGGAAGAACGTCACAGGCTTGACCACATCTGGCAATAAGTATTTGTCTTGCCCAGCCGACTTCCTATCTGTCTTTTCGATGGCAGTAATTGATGGTAGTGGGAATTATGAGTACTTGCTGAACAAGGATGTGAACTTTTTGCGTGCGGCATATCCAAACCCGTCGTCCACTGGCTTGCCGCAGTATTACGCTTTGTTTGGCCCAACGGTGGTCACCAGCGTCATTACAGACGAGTTGAGTTTCATTCTTGCTCCCACGCCAGATTCTGGATACACAGTTGAATTGCACTATTATTACTATCCTGAGTCAATCACGACTGCTGCTGATGGGCGCACATGGCTGGGCGACAACTACTCGCCGGTTCTGCTGTATGGCGCAATGTTGGAAGCCTACATATTCCTGAAAGGCGAAGCCGACTTGATGGCAGTTTACAAAACCAAGTACGACGAAGCCGTGGCACAGTTGAATCGTCTGGGTACAGGTCTTGAGCGCGGTGATGCTTACCGTGATGGTCAGGCTAAGATTAGGGTGAACCCATAATGCCAATCCAACAGGGACTCACAAATAGCTTCAAACAAGAGATGCTCCAAGCGGGGCAGAACTTGGCAACTGATACATTGAAGATGGCGTTGTACACCGCGTTCTCTGATATCGGGCAGTTGACCACTGTGTACACAACAAGCAATGAAGTAACTGGCACGGGATACACGGCGGGCGGCGTAGTGATGACGGGGGTGACAATTAGCACCCAAACAACCGGCCCTGATGCAGGAACTGTCTACGTGGATTTTGCCGATGTGTCTTGGCCGGGTGCTAATTTTGTGGCGCGTGGGGCTTTGATTTACAACGTGACTCGCAGTAACAAGTCGGTAGCTGTTCTGGACTTTGGTTCAGACAAAACTTTTAGCAGTACAAGCAACACCGTCACAATGCCAGCGAACACGGCAACGACGGCACTAATTCGTTTTCCTTAAAGAGGTAGCTATGTCAACGAAAGAAAAATCCCAAGCGGCTGAAGTTGTGGCGGCTACCGTGCTTGCTGGTGGCAACATGAAAGAAAACGCCGGAGCTTATGGTCGTTACACCGTGGTGTGTATTGGCGCAGATGGCGTGGAAAAGTGGCGCGATGAGTTCCCCAATCTGGTGGTTAACTCCGGTCTGCAACTGATGAACAACACCTTCTTTGCTGGCACAACCTATACCGCTGTT